ATAGCATGGACAAAAAATAAAATCTATTACGTTTTCCCAATAAACGTACTTTCCAAAATAAAATTTAAGGAACAATGGCAAAGAGAGACATTCTCAAAGAAGCTATCGCTGACGCCAAAGCCGTAAAGGAAACAGCTATCGCAAATGCTAAAGCAGCACTAGAAGAAGCTTTCACTCCTCAACTAAAATCTATGCTAGCTGCAAAGTTAGAAGAAATGGAATTAGAAGAAGATGAAACTAAATCAGAAATTTCTGAAGAAACTGTAGAAGAAACTGTAAACGAAGAAACAGTAGAAGAAACAGTAACAGAAGATGAAGAACTTAATCTAGATGAAATTTTAGCAGAAATCGAAACTGAATTAAACGAGGAAGAACCAGTCACAGAAGAAGTAGTTTCAGAAGAAAACATCGAAGAAGAGACAGTAACTGAAGAAGAATCAGAAGACGCTGAAGAAGCGGAAGAAGATGAATCTGAAGAAGCTGAAGAAGCTGAAGATGAAGAAATTAATCTTGATGATATGACTGATGAAGACCTAAAAGGATTCATTGAAGATGTAATTGCAGATATGGTTGCTTCAGGCGATCTAGAGGCAGGTGATAATTTCGAACAAGAAGATACCGAAGAAGAAGTAGGTATGGAAGTTATGGATTCTGAAGAAGAAGTAGAGATTACTGAATCTACTGAAGAAGTAAATGAAGATGATATTGAAGAACTAACTGTAACACCAGGAGGTGGATCAGGAGGAGCTACAAGATCAATCCCAAACCCAGTAAACGTAGCAATTGCTCAAGCAGTTGGAAGTGCAGCAAATTGGACAAAAGAAAAATTAGCAGCATTTAAACAATGGTCTGATGAGTATGAAAAACCAAAGAAATATGCTCAATCAGGAAACAAAGCAGCTACAAGACCCGGTTCTTCAGGAGTAGGATTAGCTGAAGAGCTTGAAGAAGCAAACTCAGCAATCGAAACTTTGAAATCAGAATTAAATGAAGTTAACTTGTTAAACGCTAAATTGTTATACACTAATAAAATCTTTAAAGCTAAAAGCTTAACTGAAAGCGAAAAAGTAAAAGTATTAGGTGCATTTGATAAAGCCGCAACAATAAAAGAAACAAAGTTGGTATTTGAAACATTAAACGAAGGTTTAAAAGTTAAAAAATCTCCAATCAGAGAATCTTTAGGTTCTGCCTCAAAAGCAACAGGTAACTTTAAGAAAACTAAAAATCCAATCGTTGAAACTGACCCTATGGTGGCTAGATTTCAGAAATTGGCAGGTTTAAAATAAATTATAAATAATAAAAAATAAATAAAATGAGTCAATTAAATTCACTTTTAGAAAACTCTGCTTCCAACTGGAAGAACATGCAGAGTGATGCTGCTAGATTAGCAGACAAGTGGGAAAAAACAGGACTATTAGAAGGATTCGAAAATGACGTTCATAAGAACAATATGTCAATGATTCTTGAAAACCAAGCAAAACAGTTAGTTGTAGAACAATCATCTACTGTTCAAAACGGTACAGCAATTGCAGGCGGAGCAGGTTCTCAGTGGGCAGGTGTTGCTTTACCATTGGTAAGAAAAGTATTCGGACAGATTGCATCTAAAGAATTCGTTTCAGTTCAGCCAATGAACTTACCTTCAGGTCTAGTATTTTTCCTAGATTTCCAATATGGGGGATCAACCGGAAATGTATATGATGGAGATTCTTCAGTATATGGAGACACTAACCCAGGCGCTAAAGCAGACCCATCAGGTGGTCTTTACGGTGCAGGTAGATTCGCACATTCAATCAATTCAAAAGAAGATACAGTTGCTGTTACAGTAGGAACAATTGCAGCATCTGATGTAAATTATGATCAAGATGTAGATATTACTAATTTAGCATTAGTATCTATGGATGCCCCAGCTGATGCTGATTTAGCAGGTGCAAGAGCTTTTGATCTTGATAATCAAACAGTATTAGCTCAATATACAAGAGTTGATGCTGGTAAAATTTATATGGTAATAGATGGAGCAACAGCAGCTTCTTCATTGTTAAAATACCAAGTACAACCAGACGATGCTAATAGAGGCGATTTCGAAGATGCTGACACAGCAAATCAAATTCAAATCCCATCTATTGATGTAAAAATGAAATCTGAATCAATTGTTGCTAAAACAAGAAAATTAAAAGCACAATGGACACCAGAATTTGCTCAAGATTTAAATGCTTACCAAGCACTAGATGCTGA